ATGGATGTCTGTCTGTGGGATTCGATACAGAGACGCAAGGCCTTGATTGGACAGACCCGAATTTCTTGATGTTAAGTTACCAGGTTAGTTTCAGGCGTGGAGAAGCATGGATGGTCCGGTTTTATAAGGAAGTAGAAGAGGAAGAAGAGCCGGACTTTTTCATTCAGTGGATGCGAGCCCCAGAAGGAAAGAAGAAAAAAGAACTTGTAGATGTTGGCATTAAGGTCTGTGGAGATATAGAGTTGAAGCTGCATGAGCTTCAGATGTTGATTGAATCAGAGCGTATAAAAAAGTACATGTCACATGGCAATTTTGATTTACATGCTGTGGACGCTACGTTCCGACGTCTGAGGCAGAGGATGCCGAAGTGGTCGAATTACGCTATGGATGTTCAGGCTGGAGCACATCTGCTGGAAGAAAACGTTTATCAAATGGCGTCGTTGGATTCGCTTCAGAGGGGATTCTCAGATGTGAAGGCGGATTACAACCGCGAGTTTGAGATGCAGTATGATAAATCGGATATGTTAAAGGTTCCTGGCGAAGACCTGGTTCATTATGGGTGCACAGATTCTGACGTAACGAGGCGAGTAGCTGCAAGAATTAAGCACGAATTAGTTAAGGAGAAGAGGCTGGCGAATTACATGGTGAAGCTGGTTATGCCGACGCTGACCAAGTCACTGTTCGAGTTGGAGAGAAACGGAGCCCATATAGATCAAGAGCAGTTGCCGAAGACAACAAAGGCAGTGGTAAAGATGAAAGACGCTGCTGAGAAAGCAGCACTGAAGAAAGTTACTCAGCAGATAAGGGATAGGCACACGAAGGCAGGGCTGAAACTGACAAGAAGAGATCTGGTAGCCGACGCTCTTTTCGACGACGACGGATTTGCGTTAGATCCGGTAAAGAAGTCTAAGGGCGGGGAGAAGTGGTCAACAGATAAAGAAGTTCGGAAGACGTTGCTTGACAGAAGGATACCAAAGAGGGCGAAAGTTTTTATTGAAAAGTTTAACGAGTTCAGTGAGTACCACACGTTGTGGAGTAGGTATCTTAGAGGGTTTGGGAAGCATGTAAAAAGCGATGGACGAATTCATTCGGACCTGTCGTTGACGAGGGCTGTTACAGGCAGGGTGTCGAGTTCGAATCCGAACATGATGAACAATCCAAAGCGGTCAACGTCAGCAGGTCTGGTTCGCAAGCTTATCGCCGCGCCGAAAGGATACTTACTTCTTGCAGCTGATGAAGAACAAAGTGAGTTAAGGTGGGCAGCACATTTGTCTGGGGATCCTGCCATGATGAAGGTATTCGCAGAGGATGGAGATATTCATAAAGCTACCGCTTTAGAATTGATTAGCAGCCCATGGGAGGAGATGAATGAACACGAGCAATGGGGAGCCAGACGTAATGCAAAGGTGGTGAATTTTGGGGTGCTGTTTCTGATGACACCTATAGGTTTTGTACGATACGCAAAAATGGATTATGGAATCGTACTCTCTGAAGAGGAAGCTGAAGAGTGGATTCAGTTGTTCTTCAGAAAGTATGCAAGACTGCCGATCTATCACAAGAGGATGATAGAATTTTGTAGGGAATTTGGTTATGTAGAGAGCCCTCTTGGGAGGAGGAGGCACCTGCCTGAAATTAATGCCCAAAATAAAATGATAAGACGCGAAGCGGAACGAATGGCAGTAAATCAGCCGATTCAGTCGCCGTCATCAGATGTAGTCTTGATGGCAGGTAACGAAATTATAGATAAGGACATCGATCCAGAGGAATTTAAAATGGTGATGTTTATACATGATGAGCTGGTCTTTCAAGTAAAAGATAATTCGAAGGTGGAAGATTACGCTAGGCTGGTTAAGTACGAAATGGAGAATCCGCAGTTGGAGAGGGATTTTGGATTCAAGATGCGGGTGCCTCTTAGGGCCGGAGTTAAGGTTGGCAAGAATGCAGCTGAGATGAAAGAATTAGAACTGTAGGAGGGGGAAAGAGCCATGGCAGAAACAGCAAAGAAGGAAGGTAGGACGTTGAAACCGGGAGCAGCGAAGAAGCAGAGAGCTTGGCTGCGAAAAGAATTAACGAATGTTTTAAAGTCGGCCTCTGATGAAATATTCAAAAGGCAAGTAGAGGAAACGGAAGATCCGTTTGATGTTCACTATGGTAGATTCCGTCTGTTGAGGCCCCCGTACTTATTTGACAGGCTGTACAATATCTATGAGGAATCAGATGTTCTGCAAGCCTGTGTGGAGGCAATGCAGCAGAACGTTGACGGGTTTGGGTATCAGTTGGATTTTTTAGGTGAGGATCAGACCGAGAGGGATACTCCAGCAGCCCAGGCGCAGATGCTAAAAGCGAAAAATTTTTTTGATACGGTCAATGAAGATCATTCTTTTACGACTATCCGGAAGCGAATGCGTGAGGATTTTGAAGTACTGGGGTTTGCCGCTTTTGAGGTGATAAGAAGTATACGTGGAGAGATCCAGATGATGTATCACATGCCGACGAAACTGGTTAGGATGTCGTCCAGCCTCGGAAGGGATGTAACAATTCCTGTTACGATAATGAGAGATGGAAGACCTGTGGAGGTTAAGGTGAGAAAGAAGTTCCGAAAATACGCTCAGATCAGCGGAGTGACTGGAAAGGAGCTGCGGTGGTATAAGGCGTTCGGAGATCCCCGCCCGTTGGATGCAACGACGGGACAGTACAAGTCGTCGCCTGGGGCTACAAAGATGTTGGCATCGGAGCTACTGGTTTTTCGCCATCAGTTCGGGAATATGGCTTATGGTGTACCGAGGTGGATAGGGGCAGTCCTTGACGTTATGGGAAGGAGATCCGCCTCATTTGTTAATTACGATCTGTTTGAGAGTCAAGGTATTCCGCCCCTGGCAGTCCTTGTCTCGGGAGGTGTTCTAACGGATGAGTCGCTGGATGAGTTGAAGACGTTGTTGCGGTCATTACGTGGTGAAGATAAATGGAATAGAGTTATGGTCCTGGAGTCGAATGTAGAATCACTCGGGCTGGAAGAGAAAGGGACGGCAAAGATTGAGCTTAAGAATCTGTCGGAATATCGGAAAGAGGATCTGATGTTTGACAAGTACCTGGGGAACACGCACGATAACTGCCGACATAGGTTCCGGTTCCCACCCCTTTATACTGGATCGGCTGAAACATTCACACACGCAACTGCCAAGGCTGCTCAGAATGTAGCTGAGGAGCAGGTCTTCATTCCAGAGAGAGGAGAGTTCGACGAAACGATCAATAGGAAGATTGTACAGAATGAGCTTGGCATAGATATGTGGTCGTTCGCAACAAAAGGCCCGAGGATAGTTGGGTCAGAAGAACTGAGTAAGGGAGTCTCCGCCTTTGTAAGCGCGGGAGCTGTATCGGTGAACAATGCTATCCAGCTAGCTAACCGGGCATTTAATTTACAGATGTCTCAGTACAATCAGCCATGGGCTGAGCTTCCGATTGTTTTGATCATCAAGGCAATAGAGGCGGGTGCCCAGCTTCAGGGTGTTGGGCGAGCGATTGAACAGCCAGCATTAGAGGTGGGAAGTACTCCGGTCCCGGTACAGAAGTCGTTGCCCTACCTGCCGCAAAAAGTTTTCAAAAGTGATATGTTTAACGAAGACGAAAAGAAATTGTATAAGCGGCTCCTGCTTCTACAGACAGCAGTAGAGTCGATTCCGGAGGATGAGTGGGATCATGAGCACGCTGACTTGTAAAGTTCCGAGGGCTTCAGAGCTGTGTAATCTGGATAGTTTTGATCTGGCGTTTCTGACAATGACGGGCCACGTTCAGTGGGTAGATTGGTTCGACTTGTCGTTCCAGCTGGTAAGGAAGGCTGTAGAAGAAAAGCTCTGGGGTCCTGAGTCAGCGTTGCTGGGGAATGTCCTGTCAAGAGAGTGGAGGAAACTGGATAAAGAAATAGGAATTTCTGCTCGCTTGATAGGGGCGTTTGATAGAAGCGGTGATATTTCAGTGAATACGGAGACGATAGCTGCTGTTATTTCAGATGCCAGACAAATGGGGCCGATCACATGGGAGCTGATAAAGGAGAGGTCGCAAAAGATAGTTGATGCAGTGGTTGAAAGGGCAACGGAGTATTTTAGAAAGCAAAGAGAGGAGGCCCTGAAGGTTGAAGCGGAGTTTGAGGATATAGCCAAATCGATAAATGTCCAAACTGGAATTTATACGCAGAAGACGGTCCAGAGGGTAGTCCACCCGGAGGTAAGGAGGCTGGTAAAGATAGTCAAGACGAACCCGGCATACAGGCATATTGACAGGGCTGCATTACTTGGCCGAATTGATGCAATTGCAAAGGTCGGACCAGATTATTTGAAGACAATGTCAGATGTTCAAGTGGGTAGGGCATGGTCGTTTACAGGTATTGAGATGGCACACGGCCAGGCCGTAACAGAGTACCAGGTTATTTCGGAATGGGATGCAAGGACGTGTCCTGTTTGCAAGCGCTTGCACGGTAGGCATTTTTCAGTACAGCAGACGTATACGAGGATGAAGAATGTATTAAAGCAAAGGTCACCAGATAAGATTTCTGGCGCGATGCCGTTTCCGAGGGTAAAAGATGTAGACAACAAGTCGCCGAAGCAGATCAGAAGTTCGGGTTACTGTCCTCCGTTCCATGGTAGATGTCGCTGCGATATTGTTATGCTGTGGCGGAAGACTAAAGAACCGAAAGGAGAAAGGACAAGGCCGTTGAGACCGTTTTTGAAACCAGAGGCAGCAACGCAGCAAAAATCGGATTTTATAGAGCGGTTTAAGGGGCCTTCGAATATGAGTCCGAACGAGCTGAAAGATGCCACGGTAAAAAAGCTGGCTAAAAGGATTGATGAGCTAGGTAAAGAAGCTGTAGATGATTTCATGTATTTTAGCAATAAGCTTCCGCCGGGATGGCAAGAAAATACGTATGATGCTGTAAATGAAGCGGTAAAACTATGGGCGAAGACAAGTGCCGACACTGACCTAGTAGCAGTTTTTATGCAGAAGATGGCGAAGGCAGAGTTTAAGCTGAGCAAGGCGTCAACCTCTCATTTTACCAAGGTAGCATTGGAGATGCTTGAAGCGCGGTTAAAAGGGGTAAATGCCGCCAGAGCTATGAGGGGTGCCAGAATTTTTCTCCGGGAAATGTACAATGAAACGCAGGCTTTTTTGAAGGCTGAAGGAATAAAAGAAATAACGATGTACAGAGGAATGGTACTTTCTGACAGGGCCATAGGAAATGTTATTCCTGGGAAGCTGAAGAAGCTAAAGAAGCAGTCGGAAGAGAGACTGAAGAAGCTGCAAAAGGAGTATTCAGAATTAAAGGAAGAATCAAAGAAGCTGACAATGAAGGCCCGCCATGGTTTAACTCCCGCAGAGGAAAAGCGTTTGCTACAGATTATGGATACGGAGTTGGAGGCGACGTTTGATGCTCAGGCTGCAGAAAGGTTTGTCCTGGATAAGATTGTAAGGGATAACCTACCAGCTGGGGCACGAGAAACTGTTTCGCTCCAGCCGATGTCTTCGTTTTCAGCTGATTATGATATTGCAAAAAGTTTTTCTGGGCATGGGCAGGGGACGTGGTACACGAATGCCACAGTAAAAGTTCCTATTGACAGGATTATTTCGACACCTGCTTCTGGGATTGGATGCCTTAATGAAGCAGAGTTTGTTGTGTTAGGTGGAGTTGAGGATGTGGGTATGGCAGCTGTAAGAGGCGGAATATCATCAAACAAGGATTGGATGGATGCACTGCAGGATGCATTGAAGGGATGGGCAAAATGATAAACATGGATGAGACACCGCAGAATCAGGATTGGACGAAGACAGAATGGGATCTGCCGCCGTACAAGTCGAAGGAATTTCGCAAATCCGTTACGAATTTGAAGAAGTTCCGAAAACTGCCGGTGTATAAGTGGGCAGTGAAAAATGGCCTGATCAAAAAAGACAAGTGGGTGAAAAAGTGATGGGCATATTAGAAGTTAGGTTGGTGAATACGCCGACAGAAAAGGAGGAAAGATGCTCAGGGAATTAATGACAGTAAAAGACGTATTCTATGATATCCTGTCCTCCGGGGAGGATGAGGGTCAGGCAGATGTTTCAGCTGTCCAGAAAATGGGGGTTGGCATTACAAAGGCGGTTCAGAGGGAGGGGAATGTTGTTATTCTCCAGAATCAGAGTGTAGTTCAGAAGAAAGTTGTTACGTTTGCTGTCGACGGCTTGAGGAAGTTGGATCGGCTGATCCACGATGAGCATATCAAGGAGTTGGATGTAATAGATGTCAAGGAGATAGAGGCTCCGAAAGAAAAGCCAGTGGCTAAGGAGCTGGATTTACGAGAGGTTTGCAAGGTTCTTTTGAGCCAGGGAGTAGGATTCGCGGATTTCAAGAAGTTGATGTCTAAGGTTTACTTAGAAACGGTAATGTTGTATAGTAAGACTATGAGCGAGGCTGCTGCCAAGGTACATATGCAGCAGACAAATTTTAAGAACAGTTTAGTGCGGTACAAGGTAGAAATTAATTTTGAGGGAGGTGAGAAAAATGAAGAAAGCAGCGAACAGTAACTTGATTTTCGGACCGACCTGTCCTGGCGGAAGAATTAGAAGTGGGGGAGCTGGAAGAGGGCTTGGAACAGGTGGAGGAAGAGGACCAGTTGGAGTTCCCGCAGGCAGGACTACAGCGACGAGGCCCGGACGGTCCGCTAACCGTGGAAGAGGTCTTAGAAGGAGGAGATAAAATGCCAGTTCCAAAGCCGGGATCAGGAGAATCACAGAAAGACTTCATGGGAAGATGTATGGGTTTCTTAAAGACGGAAGGAACTACTGGAGACCAGGCGGTAGCAATTTGTCTGAGCCAGCTACGCCGCGCTGGACGATCAGTTCCGAAGCCGAAGAAAGAAGCGGGTAGCTTAGGGTTCGATCCAGAAGTGAGTAGGTTGACAGATAATAAGTCTTACGACAAGCAAACGGCTATGGCCGGAGACCTCCCAGAATTTGATCTGGGGAAGGTAAAGACTCCAAAGAAGTTGTCGCCAGAGGAAGAGCGAGAAAGGGAGCTTGACGATCTGTTTCCAGTAAAGTAGGAATTGCAAGCGCTTGCAAAGTAGCGCCTGAGTCCAGAGGGGTCGTTTATTAGCGGCCCCTTTTCTTTTTTCGGTCGGAGATAAGTATGTAATTTCATTTGACAAAATGAAAGGTATGTTCTATTATATAGAATATAAAAAGAAAGGAGGTGACACCAGTGGCTTTGGCTTATGAATTTGAATTTGTGGGAGGCGTCAAGAAACCGACGGCACACACGAATGAAAAGTTCTTGATGTTCTTCGTCATAGGCGGCAAAGAGATTCCGATGTACCAGATGCTGAAGGATTCTTTGGTGTGTAGGTTGAAGGAAACTGACGCTGCGTTTAACCAGCCGTACGGTACGGTAATCGTTCCAGATGCAGATGAGAATAAGTACGCAACCTCGAATAATATCATCAAGATATTTGTAGGTCAGCAAGGATTTTCGGTGCCAAAGAGGTACTATTCATTCTACCTCCGGTTAAGGGAAGATGCGGCTCCCATGGTGACGATTCAACCGTTTTCAGGAGCGAGGACTGGAATGTATTTTAAAGGCAAGGCGAATTTCTTGTCGAATAAGCAAGCAGCTGCTATACTGGATGATGACGCTGAGTCGAAGGTTTTTGTAGTTAGGCAAGGGCTCTTGCCTCTGAATACCCTTAAGCAGATGGTGACCATTAATCGCACTGTC